CGGGTCATGAGCTGGTCCTTTGTGATAGGATCCGTTCATACCTCTCCAGAGTACTGCGTCGGGTAGACGCAAACTCTCTAAGAGGTAATCTTGGACGAAGTTCAAGAGCCTCGGGCAAAGTATCAAGCCCCTCTAAACCAATGGAGATTGAGGTCCTCCAATTGGAGAATAGGGTTTGAGACAATGCATTCTTTACCTTCTCGTCGAAGGTAGACGCAAGGGTCTCTAGCTCATTAGCTAGAGTCACTGCGGTGGAAGAATAAATATTACTATTTATTCTTCTTCTTAGGCCCATTAGGGTACCTAAGACCACCTTTTCAGGACGGTAAAAGGACAATGTCCTCATAACCATCTTTTCCAAGTTATCACCAGGAAGAGATTGGTTTAGACCAATGGGCTCACACAAATGAGCAACATGATCAAAGACATTCCTTTGCCTCTTGTTAAGGAGGCTGCGGCTCTTCCTACCCAAAAGTCGACAGATATCGAGGAAATTGTCATCTGACATATTCCTCCACTTCAACTGAGGATAAACCTTAGTTGGAGTGACTATCTTACCTGCAAACTCAGCAAGTTTTGCAGAACAGATAGACTTATCTTGAGACCAAGGGCAGGACATTCGGTCAAGCATGGCGATATAACGATTATGGAGTTCATCATCCATAATCACAATATCATCTCCAACAACAAAGAACTGGTGATGATAATCACCAGCTAAATGAAGTAGGAGTAAGCCATGAGTCAAGGTGAAAGCACCAAAACTTGGATATAATCCAAGAGGTTGGCCTTTCGTCCATTGAAGCTGACCAATACTAGATGACCATGTTCCACGAGAGATCTTGATGAAAAGATCAATGTGGTCCTCTGCATCCCTATCAAAGATTGCTCTAAGAGCAGTCTCTTGGAGAGATAAGGGGAAGTGATCAGTAGCATTGGAAAGATCAATTGAATGAACTTGACCGCCTTCTATAAGGCGTGACTGAATGTAGGGAATTGCCTTCGTCTGATCGAAGGTACAATCCCAGGGTAGTGATCGAACCACATCATAGATTGCATTACCCAACGGGCGTAATGCCTCTTGATGGATCCGGAAAGGTGAAGCTACAGAACGTAGCTTACCACCAGGTTCTTGTAAGAAGTGGATTTCTCCACCTCTTACTTGATAACTAGGAATATCACAACGGGTATATTCACCATAAGGTGACTTACTCGTGAGATAATCTAGTTCCTGGCGCTTCGCAAGACCTGAAAGAAGGGGACTATAGAGTCTCCTAAATTCAGCAAACAAAATTACGTGATCAGTTTCATTGAAATACTGAAGTTCGTCCAGTATTCTCTGATTCTGAGGAACGCTCTTTTGTTTGAACATCCGCGGAGCTTTCTTATCAGGTGAACCCTGATAAATCACTAGAGGCTGACCAGAACAACTGATCGGCCTCCTGCGAATAGTTCGACGGACAGTTTGAGCAAAAGATTTGTGAAATCTCTTGTTCAATCCATCACCCTTTATAGGGTTAATGGCTGATCGGAACTTTAATTCCTGAGATTCAGAAAGCTCAGGAAGGATGTAGAAGCTGTAAGCCATAAAGGCTTGCAAACATCTACCAAAGTTCTTCTCAGACAGTGAGGCCCACTTAAAAAGTGAACCGATGGTGCCATAAATCTCACCCTTGGAATTCTTACGAATCCAAGTTAGCGGTTTAAGGCCTGTCCTAAAGCGGATTAGGTCAACCTTGAGACTTTTCAATCTCTTGATTGTCCACTCCACTCCCGAACCATTCTCCCACTTCACCATCAAAGCTATAAAAGGCTTAATGGTGTATCGTGGGATGCCTATCACATAAAGACGACGCTCAATCGCATCCTGATGATGTTGCATAAGCAACATGACCTACCTCCTATAAGTAGGATACGGTCTCATCGGATGTGCGACGAGCACATCTTTAGGTCTTAGGTAGGCTCCAACGTTATCTTACTAGGAGGTAGTAGACCAAGAGACCTATGACAAAGATTGTCATAATCATTGGCCGACAACCCGGTCCCGAGGGTTTCTGCTGGACGCTCCTTGTGGAGGGCTCAGATGAAACAGCTTCTTGCGGAACAAACTTCACGATCTCTCGTGTTGGTCGTTCTGCTAGTTCTGTTTTAAGCCGAGTGACCTCACGCTGTAGTTGTGCATTTTCTGTTAAGACCTTACTATGGTCTGTCAGGAAAGAGGCAAAATCTACATACGGAGAATCAGGGCTCTCTAGTTTTGCAACTAGAGCAGATTTGAGGGCATCCCTTCGTTTACATGAAGTGACACGCTCAAGCTGGTTCAGTGAACTAGTAATCCACTGAATGGACTCCAGTTCCTTACGAAACACCTCGAGATCCTGAGTTACCGGTTTCTGATAACGATTTTCATTATCATAGGAACTCATGACTCCTCCTTTCTAGGAAGATCCCGATG